GAACATTTCTGCTAACACTAATCACTCTCTTCGTAACGCAGATGGTGAGATACTAAAAGTTTTATTTTCAGATGATTTTATTCTGACAAATAATCTTGTAGTAGAACTTGACAAAGCATTCACCGGTGATGTCAAGTGGGCAGTCACAGGATATGCTCATACAATTGACGATGGTCAGACACATTACAATCCAAAGGTTCCCTTTTATAATGATAGATTATTAGAGGGTGTGAACACTTTGAGTTCACCTTCTATACTTGCATTGAAGAGAGGAATCGACATGTATTTTGATGAAGATTTGACCATGTTGATGGACTGTGATATGTATTACAGACTCTATAAATATCATGGAGACCCAGTGATACTAAAGGATTATCACATCTCAAACAGAGAACATAAGACTCAAACTCAGAGAACTTATGAACACCTCCTACCAAAGGAGATTGAATATTTGAAACAGAAACATTCATCATGACTATAGGATTCAACCATCTAGGCAGACATGGCAGACTTGGAAATCAGATGTTCCAATATGCAGGACTACGAGGTATCGCAGCACATAAAGGATATGACTTTGCTATTCCTCCTAGTGACTTCACTGATGAGTGGACAGACCATCAATTATTTGAAGCATTCAAACTTGTAGGTCTTACAAAGATAGAACAAGTTCCCGGACCATATGTGCAAGAAGCACATTTCCATTTCGATCAAAACCTATTTGATAATATGCCAGATGGACACAATGTCTATGCATATTTACAGAGCACAAAATATTTTGAGCATATAGAGGAAGATATAAGAGAAGATTTTGAATTCAAAAATGATATACATTTACCATGTAAAGAGATGATGGATACTCTAGAGAATCCCATCGCATTGCATGTTCGTAGAGGTGACTATATACAGAACTGTGATAATCATCCACCTTGCCCCAAAGAATATTATGACGCTGCACTGTCAAAGTTTGATAACAATCGTACAGTGGTTGTTTTTTCTGATGATCCTAAATGGTGTAGTACTGAGTTCCCTGATGACAGGTTCCTTGTCTCAGAAGGTGGTGACAATCTTGCAGACTTGTGCATGATGACTATGTGTTCTGACTTTATCATTGCAAATTCATCATTCTCTTGGTGGGGATCTTACCTATCACGTAATCCTGATAAGAGAATCATTGCACCTAAGAAGTGGTTTGGTATAGGTTATACTAAGAACCACAATACATCTGATCTATACTGTGATAACTGGGAGGTATTATGACTCAACAACCTGAATGGGAAGCACCTCAAATAGGTAAAGATCTTCAAATGAATGAGGACTTTAGTAAGATTGAGTTACCCGTTTGCACATACCTAATCCCATTGAGGATTGAAAGTGCTGATAGGATGAGAAATATAATAACTTCTGTTTGTTATTTGCTAAAGAATATTGATGCACCGATTATAATTAAGGAGTTTGATAAAGAATCCATATATGAAAGTGCTGTATTGCCACAGTTGAAGATAGCATGTAGTGAAGAAGAGTTGTCAAAGATAACTCATGTATTTGAACAAACTGATGAGTTTATATTTCATAGAACAAGACTAATAAATGACATGGTGATGATGGCAGAGACACCCTTTGTCTGTAATCATGATTCTGATATTATTTTACCTGCACAAACTCACTTTTTTGCAAATACATTCTTGAAGAATGGATATCTAGCACCCGATGCACCAGAGGGAACTGAACCACAAGAGGTAGAGTGTGTGTATCCTTATGGGTATGGTGATTTTCAATTACGAGTCTTTGCTGATGATCAGATAGTCAGTAACTTTATAAATTCTAATTTTAATTTTCATGCTTTTGATGGCAAGTTGAAACAGCATGATGCTAAGTTTGGTTTCGCTCAGTTTTTTGATAGAGAAGAATACATTAGACTAGGTATGGAGAATGAAAAGTTTATATCATATGGGTATGAAGATGATGAAAGATTCCATAGATTCAATACTTGTTCTAAAGTTATAAGAATCAATGATTACATATACCACCTTGAGCATTCAAGAACACAAAATTCATGGTTCACAAACCCACATATAGAGGACAATCGAAAAGAGTGGGAGAAGTTGAAGTTCTATGGTAAGAAAGCATTGACAAAATATTATGAAAACATTGATTATATGAAGGTGAGACGTGGACAAGAACAAAAGTAAATCAAAGTTAGATGGTTTCCCACCAGTCTTATGGTTGAACCTTGATCGCTATGTTGATAGGCAGACATATATGGTTGAACATCTTGAGTATTGGGGTATCAAAGATCACACTCGTATAGTAGGTATAGATGGTAAAGAAGATGATCCATCTTCATATCTAAAAGGAAGAGTTCCTGACAATATGAATTCTGGTGAGATAGGATGTGTCCTTACTCACTTGAGTGCACTCAATTATTTTGTAAATGAAACCACACATGATGAAGTGATCATCATGGAGGATGACATTGATTTGTCACCGGTCAAACACTGGACATTTACATGGAGAGAAATAAGGAAAAACCTACCAATCAATACTGATACATGTCAGTTTACAATTATAAATCCTAATGGTATACATCTAAAGTTACATCATAGATTTGTCAATGATTTCTCTGCTGCATGTTATCTTATAACTAGACATCATGCTGAGAAAGTGCTAAGATGTCATCAAAGAGGTGATCTATGGAAGATAGATCAGAACATCAGACCTAGAGCAGTGTCTGAAGATTTGATTTTAGATAGTGGTAAGGGTTATGCTCTTCCAATACTAAACTATAGACTTGATATGGGTTCTGCAATACATGAAGAACACATTGACATCTTTCACAAAGATAGTAAGAAAGGATTAGAAGAATTTTGGTCATCAAGTGGTCAAGATATTCAACTCCAACAACTTATGGAATTAGATGAATACGTTGGTCGTATTCCACCTTCTGTTTACCAACAACAACAATCATAATGACTGATTTACCTAACACACCGTCACAACAACCTGTGGCACCTCAACAAATTGAACTTTTGACACAGGGTGTAGAGCATAAGATGAAATTCAATGATGGTATCGGTGTCATTGAAAACTTTATGTCAAAAGAATATTGTGATATTTTGATTCAGTCATTTGAATACTTCAATGACCTCAAGTATGTCAAGAAAGGACTTATGGGTGGACATTTTGAGCATCAAGCAACAAACGATGGTAGTAAACAGTTTACTAGAGGTGCTATGGGTAGAAAGGATGAGCAATTATTTCTTGAAGTAGCAGATACATTGTTAGCATCACAATGTACAGAAGTAGTTGGTGCAGGGTTTGAACATTATTCAATGGAATACAAAGGTATACTAGACTCTGCTGATCCTGTAGCATCATGGACTTGTAAAATACAGAAGACACAAGCAGGAGGAGGATATCATATCTGGCACTGTGAAGATGGATCATTTATATACAGAGACAGAGTGTTGACATGGATGATTTATCTAAATGATATACCAGTAGAGAATGGTGGTGGAACTGATTTTCTACATCAGAAATGTTCTTTCCAACCGACAGCAGGAACAATAGTGTTTTGGCCTGCAACTTATACTCATATGCATCGTGGTTCATTCTTGACAGGTGACATACCAAAGTACATTGCTACTGGATGGTTCCTAAGAGAACCCGGAAATGTAACTACTAGAATTATTCAAGAGCAGCGAGGTTTACCACAACAACCAGAAAAATTAAATGGATGATAATATTCACCACCAATATCAATGCTTATGATATAATACCGGATCACTATTATGATCCAAGTGTGAAATATTATATGTTCTATGATAAAGAGATAGAACAAAAAGGTCCATGGGAGTTTATAAAATTAGAAAGTGTACAGAAGTGTCCAGTTATAGAGAAGTATGATAGTCCTGTACTAAATGCATATCAACTTAGAACTATGTCACATTGGTTGTTCAGTGAACCCCATGTGTGGATAGATGGTTGTTATACAATGACAGAACAGTTTGTAAAAAATTCAAAAGAGTTTTTAGATACAAATGAAATTACATTGATGCATCATCCTGCAAAGAGAACATTCTTACAGGAGGTAATGAAGTTATACAGATGTGGATTTGTTCCAGAAGAAAGATTATATAAGTTCTGTAGACAAGTTGCTGCAACAAAAATGCCGATGTCATTCTTTGATCACACAATCAATTGTGTTATATGGAGAAACTATACACCACATGTTATAGATTGGAATGAACAATACTGGCACTGGTATCTTGACTATGAACTATATCATGGTTGTCAGTTGACAAGTGCACTAGCAGAGTGGATGATATATCAGGAGAAATTACCTAGAGTTCCTCCACAGGTAGATTTAGATAAGTCTACTAGATCAAAGCACTGGAAAGAGTCATATGATTTCATAACTAATAATGACGAGAGAAATTTTATGCATAATATAAGGAGAATTCTGAAGGCAGCATTATGATAATATATTCTTGCATCACGAATGGTTATGATGTAATACCAGATCATTACTACGATCCTGACGTCCGGTATGTAATGTTTCATGACGGAAGTGCGGTACCACAGGGACCATGGGAGTTTATAAAACTTAATGAAGACATTGATTGCCCAAGAAGACTGTCAGCATATCCTAAGATAAATCCACACAAATATTTTGATGAAGGTGAGGACACAGTGTGGATAGATGCATGCTATGTGATGACTAAAGAGTTTGTTGAATTGGCAAAGAAGAGATTCCCATTCACTATACTAAGACATCCTAATAGGTTTTCTTACTATGATGAAATGTTAGAGGGATTTGAATGTTCTTTCTTTGGTTTTAATGAGGGTGTAGAACTCACAAGAATATTATTTGAAGATGGATATAATTTCAGACAGTATAGAAGTCCATTAGGAACTATAATATACAGAACGATCAATGATGATACAGTCAAGTTTGGAGATTCATGGTGGCATTACTTTGATGCAGGTGTCAACAGAGATCAGATTTCATTTGATGCTGCATTACAACTCAATGATTTGAATCCAGAAATAGTAGAGGATAGAAACAATTGTGGTATTGCACTTGGATATCATAATAAGGTAGGACGTAGGGGGAAGCATCCTCAAAGAGGAGCAAAAGATCAGTGGAGAATCAGACACGAGTTTCTCAATGCCATGAGATCGTATGTAGGTATGTCAAGGATATATGTAAAACACAACCATGATTTCCTTAGAAGTGTACAGTGATAATATACACCTGCATTACAAATAATTATTGTAAATTACCAGAGCACATGCCCGATGGTAATGAATACTATTGCTTTGGTGAAGCAGAAGCAGTGGGACCATGGAAGGTGATGCCCGGAAAAGATTGTGGTAATCCAATAAAGTCATCAAGATTTTATAAAATCAACTGTCCTTTCAATGAAAGTGTGTATGTTGATGCCACTAAATTACATTTACTCAAAGAACCTTTCTTCAAGATAAGTCAGGAAATATTATCTACCTATGATGATAAGATGTTTTGTTTACAGCATCCACATAAACATTCTTATCTAAATGAGATGATGGAATACTATAACAATGGATGGTGGAGTAAGAATCAGATTATGAATTACACAGCATTACTTATTGATCTAGATTTTGATTTCAAAAGATTCTTTTCACCACTATGCACTATCTTATGGAGAAAGAATCGTAGAGAGTTCAATGAGATGTGGTGGACATGGTATGAGAAGGGTGGTGTCAGAGATCAGATGGCATATGCTACAGC